CGTTAGTTATACCTTTATGCCAAAAATGGACGTCTATAGGATAGCGGTTAACGGTAAGGTCAACGAAGCTTGGAATTGGGCATGCAATAAGTTTAGGAGGGAATGGCATGGAAAATAAACACTTAGTCTTTTTGCCATTATTAACATTAATATTTATTACTTTGAAATTAACTAATTATATAGATTGGTCCTGGTGGTGGGTATTGTCGCCAATGCTAATTCCGATAAGTATTGCGGTGGCATGTTGGGCAATTGCCGGATTACTAGGACTAATAATAACAATAATTGAGGCAAGAAGAATAAAGAAATGGTGGAGGAAATTTAATGATAGGTAATATATTTCTAGGTCTAATGGTAGGCATTTATATTTATTATGAGATAAAAGGTATTAAGGGAAAAGAAAAGCTAATTGAAAGTAATAAAGAACTAGCAGCGTTAATAATCGAGAATACAAAAGCAACAAACGAAGTAATTAATATTACTGTTAATGCTAGTGAATGCAGTAATCCTTTAGATGATGAAGGATTAAGAAGAATACTTTATAGTTTTGATGGAGGTCAGTAACATGAAAAAAAGATTAAAAAAGAAATTAGGTTTTGAAAGCATTAGAGTTGCAAGGGTATTACCTGGCGATATGGTTGTGGTTAAGGCAAATATAATATTAAGTGATGAAGATAAGGCGGCTACATGTAGACAGTTAGCGGGTTTATTTCCTAAGAATAAAGTATTAGTAATGGACGCCACTTGCGATATGGAGATAAAGCGAATTGATTCAAAGATAGGAGAGCAGCAGCATGAGCAATAAAAAAACAAAAGTAATTATATTAACACAAAGAATTAAGTGTGACCCAAAAGTAATAGATGATTTAAAAGAAGAAATAAAATCAAAAGGTTATGAGGCAATTGTATTACCTTATGGGATAGAAAAAACATATGAAAACAACGTGTAAAATATGTGGGATTGTAGACAAGCCACATCATTGCCCACATATAAAGCGTAAGACAGATAGGACCAGGAAAGATAAGCAAGTATATTCAAAGCACCTATGGCAGCGTATAAGATTAGATATATTAGATACCTATGGCTATATATGCTTATGGAGTTTATATATTGACGGTGAAATAATTGCAGCAAAGACAGTTCACCACATAGTCGAGATAATGGACGATGATTCTTTGGCGTTTGATAATGATAACTTGATTCCATTGTCTAAGGCAGCACATGACATAGTGCATGAATTATATAGGACAGGCAAGAAGGAACAGACGCAACAATTATTAAGAGATATGCAAAAAGCTTTTTTAAGTGGAAATAAAACGTTAGGATACTATAAATCAAAAATTTAAGTCCCCCCCGGGTATTTAGACATTTGTGGGCCGCGTCAGCGAGACCACATAAGGCCTACTAGACACACAAAATTCCCTAAATGAAAATTTAAAAATAGAAAGGATATTTAAAATTTAAATTTTGGAGGTCCAAACATGAAGAAATATGAATTAGGAACTTTAATACATAAAGTCTCATGTAAAAAATGTGGTGCGGAGTTATATAATGAAGAACCCAAACCAAGAGAAGTTGTTGTTAATGGTGTATTAGTTCCAATGGTAATGACATTACCGATAGATTATTTAATCGACGGTGAAAACAAAGTAGGATTTCATTGTAATACTTGTTGTAATGAAGATGACTTTGAAATCTTTAGATTTTAAAAGAAGGAGGTCAGATCGTGGAAAGAGATTTATTAAACCGACCAGGTATTTTTAAAATAAGCAGAAACTTAATTGAAAAAAATCCGGAAGATATTATTGAAATGTTAAAAGATGTATTGGTAGTAAAGGTAGATAATGATTTCCCAACTAATACATTAATATATACGGGATATACTAAGCACTTTGATTTATTAAAAGACCATGAACCAGTACCCATGTATGTAGCTAATGTTCATACTATTGTTAAACCTTGTATAGTAACATGGCACAGAGAAAAAGAATATTCAGAGAATGACGTTAAGTCAATATTAGAGGCAATAAACAATAGATTAGAGAAAGCACTAATAAAAATTTAAAAATGAGGTAGAGAAATGATAAGAGTAAATGAATTTATAATAAATGAAAATTTAATAAAAGCAGCAGTCCCACATATTCAACAAGTAAAAGACGATGCAACTTTTTGTGGATATCCACCTCCAAGCACAAAGATTTTATTTAGAGATGGAACAGAAACAGTATTTATAGGGTTGGATATACACTTGTTATTTACTGAAATAGAGCGTGTTAAAAATAATTCATAATACGCTATTTAACTAATTAATCGTGAAGGACGTGATTAAATGAATTGTATAGGGTGTCCATATAGTTATATAGATATATCAAAAGGAATACCAATTCCGGCAACGGCAACGGCAACTGGATATTGCGGATTAGGTTTTCCGATTGAGTGTAAAGAAGGTAAACTCCCACCAGGGCGTTAAACATCAATTCATTAATTAATTAGTGAATAGAAAGTAGGTGATTCGATTGGCTAGGCCATCAAAAAGCGTAGCAACCATGAGTAAGCATTTAACCGAAGAAGAAAAAAACCAAAGGTTAGAAGGCGAAGAAAAGCTAAAAGGAAAGTCAAACAATATAACTCCACCGGATTATCTAAATAATAATCAAGTGGAGTTGTTTTGTTATATAAAAGGTGAACTTGAAGAAAGTAAACTATTAGGGAATTTAGATGTTTTTATATTATCTAAATGTGTAATTGCGATTGATCGTTTGCAATTACTAGAAAGTAAAATAAATAAGAATCCAAAATTATTAATGAATAGTCAATTTATGAAAAATAAAAAAGACTATGACGGAGATTTTTTTAGATGCTGCAATGAACTTTCACTATCGCCACAAAGTAGGGCCAAACTTGCAAATATTAATTCAGCAGCCAATGCAGAGAAAGACGACCCAATTTTAAAGGCGTTGAGTGATGATGATTAAAGATTCAAAAGCTTATATTTATGCGTCCTGGTGTATTGTTAAAAAAAATAAACATGTTGGTCAGTATGTCAAGAAACAGGCCAAAGCCTGGATTGATATTGCAGACGGTAAGGACCCGGAGGCATACGTCGATGAAAAGGCATATAAAAAGATATGTAAAATATTAAAACTAATGATTCACCCGGATTTAGGCGGTAAAGTTACAATCTATGAAGGAATGGAAGATTATCATTGGTTTTTTGTAGTTGCCGTATTATGCACCAGGGCCAGGACCGACAACCGGCGATATTATGAAACTGGTTTGTTGGAAATATCCCGTAAAAATTATAAAACTTTCGTAAGTGCAATTATATTCATTATTGGAATGTTAATCGAACCGCAATTCTCGCGGTTCTTTTCAGTTGCTCCGGATTATAAATTGTCAAGTGAGTTGAAACTGGCCGTTAGAAAAATAATAAAATCTAGTCCGGCACTTATAAATCATTTTAAAATCAATCGTGATATGGTTCTTTGCAAATTAACAGAAGTTGAATATGTACCATTAGCATATAGTAACGACGGAATGGACGGAAAGTTGGCAAATATCTTCCTGGCAGACGAGGCGGGAGCGCTTGACGAATACCCGGTCGAGGCCATGAGGTCGTCACAAATTACATTGCTGAATAAATTAGGGATAATTATTTCAACGCAATATCCCAATGACAACAATGTAATGATTGACGAAATAGATTTTGCAAAAAGGGTCCTTGATGATTTAACCGAAAAGAAAAACTATTTTGCTTTATTGTATGAGCCGGATAATGAGCTTGTCAAAAGTTGGGAAACAAACGACCTTGTTATCTATCAAAGTAACCCGGTTGCATATTCTACAAAAATAGTATTTGACGCCATAAAGGATAAAAGAGCAATGGCGGTTCTATATGAAAATAAGCGGGAAAATTACCTATGTAAGCACAATAACATTATGTATAAAGGTTTAGGGGTTGAGGGGTTTGTCGATGTAACAAAGGTCCGCGAATGTAAGATTGTTGAGGACCTGGCCTTTTGGCGTGGTAAAAAAGTTTACCTGGCGTTTGACTTATCACAAACCGACGATAATACGGCCCTGGCGATGGTTTGTGAATACAAGGGCGTTTTATATGCGAAGGTTTGGGGATTCGTCCCAACCGATAATATTGAATTTAAAAGTAATAAAGAAAAAGTTGACTATAAAAAATTAATAAGGGAAGGAGTTTGCTTTGGTTGTGGTGACGAGGTTATCGACTATGGTTTTGTTGAGGATTTTATTGAAGGAGTACAAGAAGTTTACGGGGTTGACGTTATGCAAATAGGTTACGACCGTTACAACGCATTATCGACGGCCCAAAAGTTAGAGGCTGCCGGCTATGAAATGGTAGAAATTAAGCAACATAGTTCATTGTTACACATGCCAACAAAGTTATTAAAAGAATGTATTTTGAAAAAGACGTTCCGTTATGATGAAAATAAGTTACTGGAAATAAATTTTCAGAATGCCCGTTGTACCGAGGACACAAACAAAAATAAATATGTCAACAAAAAGAAGTCGGCCGGCAAAGTCGATATGGTTGTGGCCCTTATAAATGCAATTTATTTGTTGCAGCAAGAGCAATTAAACGGGAAAGATTGCAGCATTCAAGTTATTTAGAAAGGAGGTGAAAAATTATTGAGATTCTTTAAAAAAAAGGTCCCGGAAGTAAGGGAGACAACAACCCTTGAAGATGTTTTATTACAAGCCGGATTAAAAAACGACATTGTAACGAAAGAAGTTGCGTTGAATATTCCAACTTTGGCGGGTTGTATTGAACTTATGAGCAATACAATTGCCATGCTGCCGGTTAAATTATACGTTGAAGAAGGCGGGAAAGTTAGCGAGGTATTAAATGACAATAGAACAAAGCTATTAAATGACGATACCCTGGACACTTTGGACGGGTTCCAATTTAAAAAGGCGTTAATTATGGATTACTTATTAAAAGGGAACGGGTATGCCTATATAAATAAGCAGCAAGGTCAAGTAATAAGTTTGCATTACGTCAAGGAGGAACAAGTCAGCATTAATATTAATTCAAACCCTATATTCAAGAATTATGATGTTTTAGTGTATGGGGACACCTACAAGCCATATGATTTTATTAAGCTTTTGAGGAATACCAGGGACGGGGCAACCGGAACCGGAATCATTGAAAGCAATCCGAAATTATTATCGGTTTGTTATAACTCATTGGATTATGAAAACACGCTTGCAAAAACTGGTGGGAATAAAAAAGGATTCATTAAAGCCGCAACAAAGTTGACCCAGGAAGTTATCGACCTATTAAAGCAGCAATGGAACAACATGTATAGCAAAAATAGTGAAAATTGCGTTGTCTTAAACAATGGGTTAGACTTCCAGGAAAGCACAAGCACAAGCACAGAAATGCAAATGAATGAGAATAAAATCACAAATGGCGACGAAATATGCAAAATATTAAACGTGCCGCCGTCAATCCTGGCGGGTGATGGGAAACAAACTCCGCAAGATAAAGAAAAATTCATTCAACTTGCAATATTGCCACATCTTAAGGCACTTGAAACGGCATTAAACCGGGACTTACTCCAATACAAAGAACGTAATGGGGTTAAGTCCTTTTATTTTGCCATTGATACTAAGGATTTACTAAAAGGGGATATTGAAAAGCGATTTAAAGCTTATGAAATAGCAATTAAAAATAAGATTCTTGGAATTAATGAAATTAGATACCAAGAAGACAAGCCGCCAATAGAGGCATTTAATGACATTGCAATTTTAGGTTTAAATGATGTTTTATATAATACCAAAACGCGTGAAATTTACACGCCTAATACAGATAAAACAAGCAACTTGAAAGGAGGTGAGAAAGTAAATGAGGATAGAAATTCGCAACAATAGCGTTATTTTAGATGGGTATGTAAATGCGGTTCAAAGATTCAGCAAACCAATACCAAGCATTAAAGGTAAATTCATTGAGCAAATAGAGGCAAGAGCATTCGATCGAGCCTTGGACAGAGCGCAAAACGTCGATTTATTATTAAATCATGACCCAAACAAGAAACTTGGGTCCACAAATGACGGTAATTTGCAGCTATTCGAGGACAATATCGGCTTAAGGGCCATTTGTACCGTGACGGACCCGGAAGTTATAGAAAAGGCAAAGAAAAACGAGTTGCGCGGGTGGTCCTTTGGATTTTATTCAGTAAAGGACGAATGGCGCGACATGCAAAGTTGTACTGGCATGGATTGCGGCAAGGATATGGCGACATGTAAAGACGCTGCAAGCTGCCAAGGTGTTGAAAGCTGCCAGGGTCAAAAGTGTTGTCAATGTCAAAATTGTTCTATGCAATGCCGTACCGTGAAAGAATTGGATTTATTCGAGGTCTCAATCGTAGACAATACGAAAAACCCGGCATATTCTGCAACGTCAATCGAAATGAGGGACGACAAAGAAATCATGGCCGAAAATAGATGCAATGATTTTAAGGCAATCACAATCGACGAAAGCAGCACGGCCCAGGACCCGGAGGAAAGAACGGACCTGGAAACAATCAATTATTCATTATATGAAAGTGAAATACAACTTTTAAAACTTAAG